CATGCCACCGTTTCGGACTGGGCGAACCCTAGGTTGTCAAGCAGCCCGCCGAAGGTCGCTGTCGCGTCGCGGGCAGCACGCTCCGACATACCCAAACCCTGAGCGGAGTTCGAAACGAAGTCGTCGATGGCGTCGGATGCGTCCTTGAACACAAGCTCAGTGACGTTCACCGACTCCGCAAGATCCGAAGCCTTCCCAGCTGCTCGAGCCAACCCGACCGCGGCGACCCCACCCATGGCAAGCATCGCAGCGCCGGCCTTGCGCATCCCAGTCCCGACGGCATCAATCCGGTTCTGTGTCTTAGAAAGTTCGCGGTCAGCGGTCTGGCCGACCTTCTTGAAACCTCGCACCGCGCCGTCAGCGTCGAGCGTCAGCAGCATCTCGAGCTTTTCTTGCAGCGCCATAGTCACTCCTGCCGCTTGAAAACCTCGAGGTCGGTGAACAACCGGGACAACTCCCCGACCTGTTCACGTTTCGTCACACCGGGCGGCCAGTTAAACGACCGGGCCCCGGCGGCTATGTAGTCGTCGGAGTTTCCGCTTCTAAAGGGGGCCGGCGGACCTCGTACTGGTCGATGGCGTCAAGAGCATCTGACGCCGTCAATTTCCCGACAGCCTCAGTGACCTCGTCGTCGGTGAGTTCCGTCCGGTGTTTCATCGCCGCCCGTAGCAGAGTGCTGCACTGCTGCGCCGACTTGACCGGGTGAACCGACGCCCACGACACCCGCAGTTCTTTCTCGATGTCCTCGAGCTCGCCCAGGGTGATGTTGTCCTCGGTGACCTCGAGGTCGTCCCAGCGGATACGCCACCGGAACGCTGTCGCCCCGCCAGCGATGCGGAACTGGATGGCACCCAACAGGTCTGTAAGGGCGCCGTCGTAGACCCCGACCTTGACTTCTTGAGTGAACCGGTCCAACTCGGACCGCAACTTGGGGTCTAGTTCTTCGTCTTCCATGCCGGGGTCCTTTGGGGTTAGCGGCCGAAACCGGCCAGCAAGATGTTGCGTTTCACTGACTTCTGGACAACGACGCCGGCGACGCGCTGCACCTCGTGGCGGGTCTTGCGCCAGAACGGCCGGGCACGCACGCCACGCACGAACGCCCACGCCGCATACCGGTTGCCGAACTTCAGGGCCTTCGCCCCGCCAACAACTCCGACTCGTTCCGTGTCGCCACGCGCCACACCCAGGGCGTGGGGAATGATCCAATGCGACTTCGTGCCGTACTCAGTCCAGAACGCCGGCCCGGCCGGGCGGTAACCGATCTTCGAAAACAACCGCCGGCCACCGAACCGGGGGTCGTCGAAAACCGGTTTGGCCTGGTACTTCTTCCCAGACCTCGAGGTGACTGAATACTTGGGGCCTGGCCGCATGACCTCTTTGGCAGCGACCAGACCCTCAACAAACGACTGCTTCTGGCCGTGGTCGACGGCAGTGCCCACGCGGTACAACAAACGCCCCACGTCGGCAGCCGCCGTCGCCCCCATCAGCCCCCGATCTTGGAAGTGCTCGTCGCAGCAAACCAGTTGCCAGAGCACTGAACAGCACCATCGACCGCGCCGGAAACGGAGAAGTCGAAGTGACCCGTTCCGAACCAGTACGGGCCGGCTGTGCCGACCGTCGCGTCCGGGTACAGGTACCAGCGTCGAGCGTCACCATCGGTCGCTGCCGTGTAGAGCTGGGCTGTGGTGTCGTCGAAGAACCCCGAATAGGTGCCGGTCGAATCCGGCTTACCGGTCTTGTACGTCTTCGTGGTGTCCTCAAACGCTGTGGTTTCCACCTGCTCCACGCTGGCGTCAAGCGTCCAGTTCGTGAGGAAAGCGATGGGTTCCGCCGCAGCGGTCGAGCTTGCGATGCCAACATAGAGTCGGCCGTCTTTGCCGTGATTACGAGCCATTGATGGCCCCTTTCAGACGAACCGCTCGAGTAGGCCTCGAGCGTGCTTGGTGAACGTGCGGTCGGCGACCGCCCGCTGCGCTTCGTCTGCGACTCGTTCACGCTCTGTGTCGTGTGCGAGCCACCAGCGAAGCTGCTCACCAAAGTCGTCGGGGCCGTCAAAGACGGGAACCATTGGTAAGACTTCTCTGTTTTCGCCGCGTTCTTCGGTTAGGTAGAAGGTGCCTACCGCGGCAAGTTCGACTTCTCGAGGCCCCATCGACCAACCCTTAGCGAGTTCGGGGCGGAGGGCTTCGGTCCGGTAGATGTTCGCCGATGCTTTACAGGCTGAGTAGAGCTCTACGGCGTTCTCGTTTTCGATACACAGTTCCTTCTCGTGGACCAGGAACGGTGTTAGGGGCGAGTCGTCCTTGAGGGCTTGCCAGTTACCGCCGAACGCTGCGTCGATCCCCGACCAGTCCACAGCCTCAAGGAACTCGACGCGGCTGGGGTAGCCGGTGCCCACGAAACAGAAGTCCGACTTCCATTCCGGTTCGGGTTCGCGGCGGTAGTGGATGGCTGGGTCGTATGCGTGCGGCGAGTAGTCGACTTCGGTCAGTTCTTGGTACAGGTGAAGGTTGGTTGGGTCGTTGAGCAGCACCAAGTCGCAGAACGGTGCAAGTCCGAGCTGGTTGTCGTCCTCATACGGTGACTCGGTTGCCAGCAGCACGACCTTGTGGCCGCGGGACTGCATCAGTGCCAGCATCTCGGGTGGGGTGAAGAACCCGGAGACGACGAGGACGATGTCGGGCCAGAACTCGTAGCAGGCGGCTTCGACCTGCTTGGACACGAGCCGGACAATGTCGATGAACTTGTGGTCTTCCATCATGATGCCGAGGGCTTTGTCGTAGAAGTCCAGCCGCTCGTCCAGGTTGAAGTCCCCGACGTGGCACCCCAGGTCTTTGAGGGCGCGGGTCCAGCCGTTCGATACGTCCTGCACTGAGAAGTGCGGGCCGGGGCGTACCACCATCACTCTCAACTCAGCACCTCAACAGGGAAGCGGATCGCGTAGTAGGACGTGCCGCCCAGGTCGACGACGGACAACCGGTCGAATCCGCCGGTGCGGATGCCGGTGATGCTCAACGGGAACGGGGTCGCCTCGAGCGCGGCTTTGACGGCGGTGACCGTGAGCTGGTCGGTGAGGTCGTCCTGGCCTTGCCGATCGTTTGCCTTTGATGTGACCAGCAGGACGGAAACACCCATGTCTTCGGTGTCTTCGAATGCGGTGTGGTAGCGGCCGCCTCCGACTATCAGAATCGCTGCGGGCGGGTTCAGTCTCGAAGGTAGGTAGTCGAAGACCTGCAACCCTGAGATGGTCTCGAGCCGGGTCTTGAGCGCAACGAGGACTTGGCCGACTCGGAACGGTGACGTCGCCGCACCGGCCGTGAGGGTTCCGACGCCGTTGATGGTTTCCTGGTCGCCGGCGGTGGACTCCGAGTAGACGATGTCGAGTTTCGGTGCGGACGCTGCCCCGAACTCGTATGAGCGGTATCGGAACAGCCGGTTGGCGGTGTCTCGGCCGTCCATCAGGACACACAGCGCGTTGCCTGACACCCACGATTCGCGGTCGACGACTTCTTGGACTGATGTGGTGAAGTCCGGTGATGTCTGCCAGCCGACCCCGGTGTTGGTGTCGTCCCACAACGTCGAAGCTGTAGTGCGAACCCGAGAGGTCACGTCGGCTGTGGTGATGAAGTTGTCGGCGTTGTCGACGTCTTCGCAGTGAATGTCAACGAGTGGATCGTCGTAGACGATGGGGGCTTTGCCGCCGTCGTCGGTCACCAGGACTTGCAGCGTCGCTGAGTAGATGGTTCGGCCCTGAGCGATTGGGAGAGTGAACCGGAGTCCGGCGTTGTAACGGGTGGCGGCGTTGAGGTGGGCGTCGTTGGCGACGTTGACCGCTGTCCGGTTGAACGCTGAGCCGTCGTCGGCTTCGCGGGCGTCGTCTGCCCCGGCTGCGACTTGTAAAGCGAGAACAGCCACAGATCACTCGATTCTGTTGGCTCTGTTCCCGTCAGCGTCGCGGTAGCCGACCAGCGTGATTTCCTGGTCGCCGTACTGGGACAGATCGAAGTCACCGAACAGGTCTTTGTTGTCGGCTGTCATGTACTTGCCGACGAACTCTTCGATGTAGTCCGCCCGGACCTTGGCGGTGACCCCGCCGTAGGTTTCGGTCATCCAATCCAGCAGCTCGTCAGACAGCAGGAACTCGTCGAGTGAACCGGGACGGCCCCACATCGCCGGCAGGTTTCCCAACGGTGCAGTGAGCAACACTGCCGTCAGCCAGCCGTCGGAGTAGTACAGAATCAGGTCCTCGTCATCAGCGTTGACGTGGCCGGCGAGTTGGTTGCGGGACGGATGCGGCGGTTGGGCCCGGTCGAAACACAGGGTGACGTCGTCGCCCTGATACCAGCGGATAAGCGCGTCGTGGACTAGGTCGATGTCATCCGGTGCGGCGATCTTGAGCATTGAGCCGGTCCTTGTGTCGGGAAACCGCGTCGGCGACATGGGTTCGGGTCAGGAACTCTTCGGACCACCGCCACCACGGATCGGCGGGGTCTTCTGGTGTGCGGACCCAGTCGCCGTCCTGTTCGGTCCACATCGGTACTCTGCGCCCTGACACACACAGCCGGTTACCGCGGTCGTCGATCACCAGCCGGGCATCGGTCGTGTCTGGTGACTGGATGATGAAGTCGGTGTTGCCTTCGCGGACGTGCAGGTAATCAATCAATGGCTTCGATTTGGAACGCCACCACAAAATACGACGTCCCTGCCACATCCAACGTTGCCGGCGCATCCCAGCCAGTCACGACCGCTGACACGTCCTGCGTGTACGTCCCAGCTTCGACCGCTGTTTTGACTGAGTCGGCGTGGGTGGGGTCCAGGAACGTGTGAAGCTTGTCCTGACCGGCACGGTCGTTCGACCTCGACGTCAACACCAAACACTGCACGTTGACCCGCATCGAGTTTTCGAATGTTTCGTCGTACCGGCCCTCGCCGGTTGTGAACACCGCGGCCGGCGGGTTGATGCGTGACGGGACGGTGTCGAACACGGTCACGTTCGTAACCCCGGCAGTCAGGGCTGTGTCGAGTTCGTCGAGAAGGGTGGTGACGTCCACTAGCGGGCTCGAGCGACAACGGGCTTCTTAAACGCTGCTAACTGCTGCATTACGTCGGGGTCCAGGCGGCTGGACACCCGGATCGGTTCGAAGTCGAAGCCGCCGGCTATCCCGTCCGGGGAGTC